AAAAAGCACCCTAAGTGACTATAGAGGATATAACACAATACAAGTTTTCTTGAACGATGTTCAAACTCCAAAAATGGAGTTTGATGTTCTAAACTACCCACTTTCAACAAACTTCGATTCTGAGCAGACCGGATATGACACTGATCCTAGTGTGCCGAATTTTACACAGGCGGCCAAGGCATACCTTTATCTAGGAGCTTTGACCTCGTCGAGTTGGGCTATTTTAACCCCTAGGCTTTCTACCTCAGCCATTTTTCCATTTTTCAAAGTTTTTTACGGGCTGACCGATTCTGCTACTGATGCTCAGTTGTTGTCAGATATGCAAACATCACTAACTCCGTTGCCAACATTCCAAGTTCAAGATTGGATTGAAGAGTCTGCTAATGTGGAAGGCTTGAGTCACTTATCGATTGACAACGAAGGAGTTTTCGTAAGCAGTGCTTCCAACACAACCTCAGAAACAGCAACTATAGAAAATTATTTTGCATTTAAAGAATGGACTTCAACAATTGTCAATGATTGTGTGTCATTCTCTCTTTGGTTTAGGTGGGATGGCGGAGCCGCAACACCTCCACAAACATTGACATTGATAAGTTCAAATAATGGCAACAGCTTTCCATTTAGCATTTTGATCTATGATCGATACAATAACGATAACCACTCAGTAGTGACTGCTGCGAGAAGCAATCAGATACCAACCTTTGAACAATATAATGAACTGTCTAGTTCTTTAGGGATAGACGTTCTAGACGGAGAGTGGCACCACATCTTTGTCTCTAGAAGCAAATTTCAAACAAGTTTTCTCGCAAAAGGGACTTATGACTATATCGTCGTTGATGGTGCTTTTGAAAGCAATTATGTCAGGCACAATTCTTCTATAAATGGTGGAGCATCACTCGAAACAAATGCTAATTTTGGAGACTTCCTCTTGGGCTCTGATGCACACGCCTTTAGCCTAGACTCAATTGAAATTTTAAATGGAACAAAACTAACATTTGAGCAAGTAAAGTGGTTGCACGATGCAGGCCGTGGAGTAGGAACTATTCAGAACGCTTCAGCTCAAGCAACTACCGATCTCTACTCGACAGGGCAATACATCAAGCACTCAACCCTATTCACTAGTGACTTAATAGATTCTACATCAATTGCACCCGATGGGGATGGTAACTATTCAGGAATAAACATTGACATCAAAGATGTGAACTTTAGATGGGAAACCACACAAGGTTGGCCAGGAAAAGCTTATTCATTCTGGGTTAAATGCAAAGACACTGCTATTACTTCCAACCAAACCATTCTTCAATTGTTTTACGGTGCCAATTCATGGGAGTCGAACAATAGTGACACCTTTGGAATAAAAGTGGGAGCTCTCAGCAACCTAACAGTAATCCGAACGGAAATTGATGCGACTCTAGAGAGATTAACGTCCAACAACAGCTGGTATGGAATGCGACTGACAAGCGATTCAGCAACGTTGACAGAAATAGCAAGTGGCGAAATGGTTCACTTTCTTATAACAGTAAAGCTACTCCCAGATGGTTCAGTGTCAACAAAAACATTCATGAACGGGGGTGAAATTAGCACTGCGAATTATGGAGCCAACGGGTCATTTTGTGTAAATAACGGACGGATTGGGGTCTTAACCACTGGTTCAAACTTTGACATCAATGGAGACGTAGAGGTTTTGCTTGGCGACTTCGACACAGCTCAGGTAGCGACTATTTATAGCGATGCACAAACGGCCAATCCGTATGCTGCGAGTTACACTGTGCCTTAAGAAGGTGTTAGAGGATTGGAATGGTTAGCTATGAAAAAATAACCATTCCACCTTCTGAAAAGCAAACTATTTAATAACAAAAGGAAACAAAATAATGGCTAAAATTTCTAGAACACCATATAATGGAGCGAGATACGTAACTCGTCAAATCTCTAAAAGCATCAATTTAAATTCTAAAATGACGGGCGAGGCCTTGTTTGTTGACGCCCAAGAAGCATTGACAGTTAGTTTACCATTCTTAGATAATGGAGCATACTTTAAGATCATATTAAAGAATGAAAATGCAGGGGCTGTAACTCTATCTTTCTCATCTATGAGCGGGATTGTTTTTTCCGATGACGGGAGCGAAACAACAGCCAGATCATATGAGGCCGAGACAGGGATAACAATCCCAGTCGGCAGTGCTAGCGGTTCTTTTATTGATGCGCTTTGTGATGGAGAAAGATGGTATGTACAAGGACTTGTAGCCGCAACTTAAGAAAAAAACCATGGAGAAATAAAATGGGAATCAAGAAGAAAAGATTAAGAATAAAGATGGCAATGGCGAGAGCCGCTGCTCAATCAAAAGTCGCTGACGTTTCTGAGAAGATCACCGAAGCTGTTATTGAAGCAGCCGAAAAGATTGAAGAAGCCGTCGAAGAAGTAAAAGAAGACATTGCCGAAGCTTTAGAAGAAACTAAAGCAACAGTAGAAGATATCGTTGAAGAAGCGCAAGAAGCAGTTGCTGAAGTACAAGAGAAAAAAGTAGCTCGCAAAACAACTAAGCGCAAGAAGACAGCGAAAAAGAAATAACGAATTATTGTTCATTTTTTAACCTCCTTTCCTCCGAACACACAAGTGCTCGGGGGTTTCTCTTTTAATTGAACTATTTACTAAGACGGAGGATTTATCCATGGCATTCCCAACCCTAACGCCGACATCAACAACATCGGCTATCACATTACCAGAAGACGGAGTTGAAGCCGATGTTGTATCAACTCTAGCTATTGGCTTCTATTCAACTACTGCGTTTCTATCTGGAGCTGCTTCTCAAGTAGCCTATACTCACAAACGACTTGGTGGAGATGTCTTAGACATTGAATTGACAGCAAAGAACGTCTACAACCACTACGAGGAGGCATGTTTAGAGTACTCTTACATAGTTAACCTCCATCAAGCTAGAAATGCTCTAGGTAGCGCTCTTGGCTCTCCTACGGGCTCTTTTGATGAGAAGGGTGCACTAGATGACCCATCCTTAAATGTTGCCTTGAAATATCCAAAGTTCCAATTTGACTATGCATTTAAGATTGCAGACAAGTTCTCCACAGAGTCGGTTGTTGGTGGAACCACACCAATCCACTCTGCTTCGTTTGACATTGAACCTTTGCAGCAAGACTACGATTTACAAGCAAGAGTTGAAGAGATCGCAGCAGGGCCGAATCCACCATCTTGGGCAAGCGAACTTGGTTCCGGAGACAAGAAATATAGAATTAAAATTAGACAAATGTTCTACGTAACTCCTCGACAGATGTGGAGATTCTATGGTTACTACGGTGGCTTAAACGTTGTAGGTAACTTTCACAACTATGGACAGTACGCTGATGGCTCAACATTCGAAGTGATCCCTGCTTGGCAGAATAAGCTGCAAGCTATGGCTTACGAAGACCATCTCTACACAAGAACATCTCACTACTCATATGAAATCATCGATAACAAACTTAGACTATTTCCAATGCCTGATAATGTAACATGTAGGACTTTCTGGTTTAGGTTTTCTATTGACGGTGGGAACCAGGCATTCGATGAAGGGGACTACGATTCAGGACTCAATGGCGTCAACAACATGAACACAATGCCGATGGAAAACCTTCCTTATGAAAGCATCAACTCAATTGGAAAACAGTGGATTCGACGGTTCTCGTTGGCTCTATCAAAAGAGACTCTTGGACAAATCCGAGGCAAGTTTGGCGGACAAATACCAATTCCTGGAGATAACGTTACTCTTAATGCAACAGATCTATTGGGTCAAGCTTCAGCTGAACAGCAAGCATTGCGTGAAGAGCTTAACAAGCAACTTGATGAAATGCTCTACTCCAAACTAGCAGAGACCGATAAAGCAATGGTCGACAATGCAGATGCAATTATTGGAAAAACACCACTAAAGATCTTCGTGGGGTAATATAGATGTCAGAATGGGAAAGACCAACACAGCCGCCCTCACCAATGTTCTTCGGAGAAAAAGAAAAGAACCTTGTCAAGCAAATAAATGACGAGATCATTGAGAGAGTTGTCGGACAACAAGTACTTTACTTTCCAATAGATGTGGAGTCGACAGATTTCCACCCTATTTATGGAGAAGCAATCGAGAAAAACTTCTTGCACCCAATTAGAGTATTCGCTTTGGTTGAGTTTCAAGGAGTCGAAACATCAGACATGGAAAACATCGCTCTAGATAAAGCAACAAAGATCAAAGTAAACTTCCACAAGAGAAGATTGACAGAAGATCAAAACTTGTTTGTCAGAGAAGGGGACTTTGTCAGATTCGGAGAGGTCTTTTATGAGATTGTGAAACTACTCGAGCCAAAAATCTTATTCGGTCAGCCGGAAACAAGGTTTGAAGTTGGTGCTGAGTGCATAAGAGCTAGAGACGGACTATTCAATGCAGGATAATAACGAAATATCTCACCCATCAACGCTTGAGAACATAGACACAGCAATTTATCGCTTTATAGATGAAACTTTAAGCCCGAACACTATCACGAACGCGGGTCGAGAAAAGGTTAACGTCTTATGGATGGGCTCTGAAAGGACTTTTCAAATCAAAAACAATAAAGAGTTAAGAGACAAAGTTGGAAAGTTAAGACTTCCACTTATAACCGTATCTCGTTCATCTGTCTCTAGAGAAGATGCGTTTAAGGGTTCTGTTCAAGCTGCCTATATTGGAGGCGACGAACGAATGACTGTACGGAAAGTCATCCAACAAGACAAGACTCAAAACTTCCAGAACGCTTCTAGGAAGCGTCGAGAAACAGGTGACGAAACAGGGCCTGTTTTCACAAGAAAGATTGTCTACGAGACAATTTCAATACCAAAGCCGACTTATTTGACATGTATGTTTGAAGTCAACATAAGAACGGAATACCAACAACAGATGAACCATATTCTTCCAATGTTCATGAATAGCATGAAAAACTATTTTATCATTGAAAACAATGGTTATCAATACGAAGCTTTCATCCAAGACGATTACGGCCTTAACTCAAACCAAGCAAACCTAGGTCAAGACGAAAGAATGTTTAATGCAAAAGTTCAGATCAAAGTCCTTGGATATATCAATGGAAATGACCTTGAATCGGCAGAACCATTTATCAAAAGAGAAGAGTCTATCGTTGAAGTAAAGATCTCGCGCGAGCGTGTTATTACGGGAGATGATAAGCCATGGAATAAGACCGGTGAGAAATACCGAGATTTGTGACTTTGGCTTTTGAGGCGACTATTTAATAAGAAATGAATATTTAAAAGGAGAATTTTTAATGCCTACCAAGTTTGACTTTGTGTCTCCAGGAATTGAACTGAGAGAAATTGACCAATCGGCTATTGCACCGGTTCCCGAGCAAGACGGAATGCTCTTGATTGGACGCGCCAAAAAAGGTCCAGCAATGAAACCTATCAAGATTAACTCTATATCTAACTTCCACCAAACGTTTGGAACTCCGATGGACGGTGTTAAGAAAAGTGATCCATGGAGACAAGGAAACACTGGAGCTGGAGGCTGGGCTGCTTATGCCGCTGAAGCTTATCTCGCTGCTAATGTGGGCCCTGTAAAGTTTATTCGCTTAGCTGGTCTAGAAGAAAGTTCTTCAAAGAAGGCTGGATGGAATATTGCTGCAGGTCCAAATGCAACGGATGCATCGTCCAACACTGGTGCAATGGGACTATTCGTATCGGAAGTTGATGACGCTAACATCACCGCAACAACAGCTGCTAGTCTTCAAAACGAAATACCGGCATCTCAAGGTGGACCAACAGCAGCAGGGCTTGGATTCAATGCTGAAATGGTCGTAGGAGGCTCAGTCGAGGTTGTAGGTACAGCAAATCGTGTCACACTGGAGATTCAATATCTAGATACATCTGATCCAACAGCAAGCATTACAATTGAATTTCACGGCTCAGTTGCAGGCTCTGCCTCTGGTAATGCAAACATAGAAATTGATTTAGATACAGCCAATACTGGTGCACCAGTCACCACTAGAGAGCACATCAACGATGCTGTTAATGCTGCCTTGACTGACTTCTTCACGAATGTTTCAGCAGGTCAGGCTCTCGCAGGTTCTTCTTTCACACACGCACAAGCCAATATTGGAGACCCAATCACAATCACTTTAGACGTCCAAGGTGGCTCTGGTAACACACGAACAATAACGGCTACAGGAGCAATCTCACCAGCTACTACAGCAATCGCCCAAAATATTATCCGTTACGACGCAGATAATGATACCAACTTCGCTAATGTTTCTTCTAGAACATTCTCTGGTGGTGAAAGCACATCGGCTGGAAATGGTACTCTCGCAGCTATCATCTACACCAATGGAGCTAGTGTTACCTTGACTGGTGATAGTTTTGACCCAAACACGTACGATATAGCAACGAGCGCAGAACGCTTCACTCGACAGAACACATCTGGAGACTGGACTATCAATATTACAGACGGCAACAACACTGATACGTTTGCTTTCAACTTTACTTACGGAGACGCAAGTAATATTCGAAGCGTACTCAACACTGATCCAACCCTTATCGATGATGGTGCGGGAAACAATAACTTAAAATATTTTTTAGGAGAATCTTTCGACTATAACGTTGAAGAGATGCTCGACACCTCGAAAACCTTGGTGGCTTGGATTGCCCACATTGACCCAAGTGCAGGCTCTTTTTCAGACCACAATCAGCAACTCACTGCTGCAAAAACCGGTTGGTTTATTGGAAAAGAAGCGTCGCAACAAAAGAGACTATTCCGTTTTGAAGCTTTGGACGAGGGAAGTGATTTCCACAAGAATTATGTTATCCGAATCAAAGACTTGAAAGAACCATCTCGAATAAATACTGATGCAACATTTACGGTAGAACTAGCTGAAGTTGGCCAAAGTGCTTCTCAATATGTAGAAAAGTTCACTGGTTGTAGCCTAAATGTAGATTCTACTGGTTATATTGGTAAGAAAATTGGAAACTTAAAGCTTGAATGGAGTGTTACCAAAGAAAAGCAAATTACATCAGGCATATATAACAATGTTTCAGACTATATCCGAGTTGAGGTCGCTTCTGGTGTAAATGGTTCTCATTTACCTGTTGGTTTTGTAGGACCTGTAAATGCTGGTGATTTTCAATTTTCAGCAGATAACGCCAGCACTTCTCTAGAATGGATGAGAGGAAAAGATACACTACAGACATCAAACCCAGCGGCAACTAACCTTATCAGTGGAGCATTTGGCTTTGGATACACAGCACAATTAAAGTGGCCCACTCATGAACTTTCAACAGAAAATACAAACAATCGCAGAAACAAAAATTATCCCGCTTCATTCTTACACGGCTTGTCATACTATGCGCAAAGTGGCGATCAATACTTTGGAGACATTGGTTATGCAAAAGCAGCCATCTCTCCTCACTTAACAGCCGATGAATCTATTAGCAGTGCTGCATACGTATTCTCTCTTGAATATCTAAATACAGACGTTCTTGGTGCATACTATCATGACGATACTTTGGCTAATACGAGCAATATTGCAGACATTACAGCTCTTATTTTAGCAGGAGCTAAGCAGTTTGTAGCACCATTTTTTGGTGGAACTGACGGTGTCGATATCACTATTGAGAATCCTTTCAACGATACTCAATTGATTGCAGGTGGATACGCAGAATACTCTCTAGAAGTCGCTTTATCGCAAGTATCAGATTCAGACATTATTCGATATGATATGATTTCTATTCCAGGAGTTACTGCTACAAACATTACTCAAGACCTAATCTCTCTCGTTGAGAACCGCGGAGATGCACTAGCTATTGTTGACTTGGCTGGTATCTACCAAAGTTTAGAAGATAATGGTACCACATTGCAAGCTGGAAGCGTAAATGATATTATTGCTGAAGTCGAAAGTGGCTTCAACTCCTCTTATGCAGCTGCTTATTTTCCAAATGTTCGAATCAAAGATATATCTAACGGTAACGATTCAGTATTGATGGCTCCGCCATCGGTTGCTGCCATCGGCGCAATCTCCAAGTCAGAGGCTCAATCTCAACCTTGGTTCGCACCTGCAGGCTTTAACCGTGGAGCGCTGGCTCCTCTTGGTGGCCCCGGCGGTGCATCTGTTGTTGGAACTCTAGAGCACCTAAACAAAGCAGATCGCGATGCACTATATGATGTTAACATCAACCCCATTGCCCGCTTTCCTGCTACCGGTGAAACCGTTATCTTTGGTCAAAAAACTCTTCAACAAAGCGCGTCTGCTTTAGACCGCATCAACGTTCGAAGAATGATGATCCATTTAAAGAAACGTGTTGGCGATATTGCGAACACTATCTTGTTTGAACAAAGCGTTGGAGCAACATTCAGCAAGTTCAAGTCTAGAGTTGAACCAGTATTGATCGCTCTTAAAAACGAGTTTGGTGTTTCTGAATATAAAGTAATTTTAGACGAAACAACAACCACGCCAGATCTTCAAGATCGAAATATTATGTACGCAAAAGTGTTTGTAAAGCCGGCTAGAGCTATTGAGTTCATTGCTGTCGACTTTGTTGTCACTCAAAGTGGCGTTGAATTTTAATAAACACTATTTAAAGTAAACAGGAGAAATACAAAATGGGATTTTGGACAGAAAATACGACAGAGCCTAAAAGAAACTTTCGTTGGCGCGTAAGAATGGCAAATATCAATTCAAACGGTGGACCATTGGGTGCCATCCCAGGGGTAACTAATGATGTATTGTGGTGGGCAAAGACAGTTGATACGCCGAGTTACAACATTACAGACGTAACTCACTCATTTTTTGATAATGAATATAAGTTTCCAGGTAGAGTTCAGTGGCAAGATGTCAGCATGACATTGGTAGATCCTATTTCTCCAAACGCAGTTTACATTACTAACCAAATTGTTCTAGCTTCTGGATATAGTATTAAGGGTTTAACTGAAATAAATGCGAAGCCCACATCTATAACCAAGTCAGGTGCAAATGCGGCCGTTGGTGATGTAACTATAGAAATTCTCAGCGGTACAGGCGAGATTGTAGAAGCATGGCAAATGAAGAATCCATTCATTACTTCTGCTAAGTTTTCAACACTAGATTATACCAATGATGATATGAGAACTATTGATCTAACTTGGAAATACGACTATGCCATCTGTACATCCAATGATGTAGCTGGTGCAACGTATGGTATTGGTGAACAATTCAAGCCCTAACAAGAGGTGACTAATGTCCTTTTGGACTGATACAGGAAAACCGGTCGAACCCAAGCGCACTTATCGCTTTAGATTATCATCTGATGGCGATATTGGCTTGGGTGCGACTGAAAAAAGCTATTGGTGGAACATAAAAAGGGTTGATAAGCCTTCTTTTAATGTTAGTTCAAACAAATATCGTCTTATAAACCACGAAATAAACATTCCAGGTATTGCAGTGTGGAACCCAATCAACATTGAAATGGTCGATGTTGGTGAGCAAGTGGATGCACTACTTAAACACCTTGGCGCATCTGGGTATAACCCTAGGAATTTAAGTGAGGACAGTGGGATTGCGAAATCACACTCTGGTTTGCTTCTGAACCTTACGATAGAACAATTGAATGGCGCCGGTGAGACCTTGGATAGTTGGTTGCTCGAAGGAGCATTCATAACAGATGTCAAGTTTGGCAATCTAGATTATTCATCGGACGAATTTGTAATGGTAACCCTAACAATAGCATATGACTACGCTTACTTATCTACCTCAAGTACTGGTGATAGTACAATGGTAGAGGCCGCAGTGCCAGATTGATAACACAATGGAGAAATAATGAGTAGAAACTCAGACCGGCTTGGGCTTAATAGCCAGCCAGAAAGCGGAGAAACGCCGCCACAAATGTTTAACCCACTAAGTTTTACAGCTCCAACAGAGTTCGTAAACCTACCCTCAAAAGGTATAGGGTACCATAAAGAACACCCATTACATGGCAGAGATTCTTTAGAAATCAGATACATGACAGCAAAAGATGAAGACACTCTTTCAAACCAATCTTTAATTAAAAAAGGTGTTGCCCTTGAGAGATTGCTTGAAAACATCATCATAGAGTCCGATATTGACCCCCTAACGCTTCTTATAGCAGACCGCAACGCAATACTCATCCAAGCTCGCGGGACAGCTTACGGGTTCGACTATGAAGCTCGTGTGACGTGTCCCAACTGTGAGACGAACAACACCATAGTATTTGATTTAAGAGAGCCAAGTGTTGTCGGTGGATACAATGAAGACCAGAACACTGTTAGGATATCTGACGATGGACTGTTTGCAACGGCACTGCCGTTCTCAAAGTTCAACATCAAGTTTCGTCTAGCCAATGGAATTGAAGAAAGCAAAATTGCTCAGATGCTAATCAATGATAAGAAAGAGTTTTCCATATCCGAACAATATAAAGAAATGATATTGTCAATTGAGGGACATACTGACCAAGATGTCATAAACCATTTTGTCGACAACATGCCAATGGCAGACTCTGCTCACTTTAAAGCATGCTTAAAGCATACATCGCCATCTATCGATATCTCTGAGACGCTTATATGCAAAAGCTGCTCTCACGAGAAGGAGGTACAGGTTCCATTCGGGACCAACTTTTTTTGGCCTAACCCCTAAGGCAATGGAGGGTATCTACGAAGGATTCTTTATTTTGAAACATTTCGGAGGATGGTCTTTTACGGAGATTCACTCTCTACCAATCGGTTTAAGGACATGGTTCATCGAAAGATTGAAGAAACAGTTCGAAGACGAAGCAAAAGAGATGAAGAAAGCCCAGAAGCGATAAACACGCTCTGGGTTTTATTGTTTGAACTATTTAGTTCATAATACGAGGGTTTACAGATGGGTGATGGTACAGAAGGTGGAGACATATCAGCAGATGCTTTGATGAAAGCCATCAAGGGACTCAAACCGCGAGAAAGAAAAGAGTTACTAGCTGCGCTCGGTGCTTCTGGTACTGGTTCTTTTATAACAGATAGTGATGTCAAGAAAGCTGATGACTATAAAAGAGTTATTCAAGCAACAGCTGCAGCCATGGGAGACATGGCAACGGCTGCAAGTGCTCAACAAGCCCTTTTGGAGTCAGACTTTTTAAAGCAAATAAAAGATATGTATAAGGATGATTCACTTGTTGATATGGCAAAAAAACAGAAGGATGCTCTAGAGGCTATCGAGAAGTTCAAAGGGGGAGATGATGCCGCACTCAGCAAGTTGTCAGATATAATGCCGGATGAAGCATTAAAAAGACTACAAACTGGGCTTGAACAAACTCAAAATTTAAAAGATGCACAAGAAGTATATGGACAAACGACGGATACGGTCGCTAAGAGTATTGGAAAATTATATGGAATAACAGATCAGTACTCAACAAGTGGCCTAGGAAGCCTAGTTAAACTGTCGGCTGCTTTTGGTGAAGGCGGAAAACAATCTAAATTAGCGGCAGACTCGCTTCAAATGTCTTTAAAGAAAATATTTAACATGGGGAACATCGGGCTTAACATGCTCAATGGTATAAAAGACATTTCTTCGAAAATGTTCACCAACTTTGATAATGCTCAAGCTGCTCTTGCAAAGTCGACTGCTCAAGGTGACAAGTTTAGAGGAGTTCTTTATGACATGGGTCGTGAAGGAAACAGTTTCGGAATCACAATGGCCAATGCGGGTGAGGCAATCGGGACCATGGTTTCACAAACATCGAATTTTACCTCAATGTCCAAGTCGCAACAAGCAAGTATCGGCTTGACTGTTGCCAAAATGGAAAAACTAGGTGTCGCAACAGCAGATTCTGCTGCTATATTTCAAAACTTCAACCAAGGTTTGGGGATGACCGCCAATGAGTCTATTGCAATGCAGACCGAGCTAGCTATGGCCGGGCAGTCAATTGGTATCAGTGCATCGAAAATTACAAAAGATTTTAATGCGTCTCTTTCAACGTTGATGGTTTATGGTAGAGAGTCAGTAGATGTATTTAAAGGCATAGCAGCAGCGGCTAAAGCTGCTGGTGTTGAAACTTCAACATTGCTAAATATCGCTTCCAAATTTGACACCTTTTCCGGTGCAGCAGAGGGAGCTGGGAAGTTAAACGCCCTATTAGGAACTCAACTGTCCACAACCGAAATGTTGTTGGCGACGGAAGATGAGCGCATACGAATGTTGGTCGAGTCAGTTCAGGCGCAAGGCGTCGCATTTCAAGACATGGACCGCTTTAGCCAGAAAGCAATCGCAAATGCAGCTGGTATAACAGATATGGCCGAGGCCAACCGAATATTCGGAATGTCATTATCAGAATATGACGAAAATGAAAAAAAACTAAACTCTTCGACAGCAGCACAAAAGAAGCTCGATGAGGCTATCTCTAAAACAATACCGGTTATGGACAAGTTCAAACTACTCGGTGCAGAGATTGCCGTATCTCTTCAGCCTTTTCTGGAAACACTTGAGGGTGCAGCTGATGGATTAATAAAAACGTTCCAAGGAATGGACAAGGAAACCAAGGAAATGATAGGCAATATCATTGGTTTAGTTGGCGCCTTGTTGGTCTTGGTGCCAATTTTCAAAGCAGGTGGTGCCTTGATGGCTGGTCTAAAGCTGGCCGGTGCAGTATTACTGCCAGGCATTGGCGTCGGTGGTTCTGTTGCGGCTACAGGTATGACTGCTGCTGGAACTGCTGGTGCAGCAGCTGCACCAGGCCTTTTGGCATTCGCAGGGAGTACGGCTTTAATTTCACTTCAAATCATAGGCATTGTTGCGGCTGTAGGATTAGCCATTGCAGCTATTGCAATGCTCGTTCAAGCCTTTGGCTCTAGTGAGTTCGACTTCAAAACCGCCGAGGCAGAGGCAAAATTAAAGGGTTTCGAAGCAAAAACCGCAGAGGCAGCTGCCTCTATTGTAAATGGTCCACATGAGGCAGCCGTTGCATCTATTGCATCCATCGTTGGGCAGATGACAAAGCTATCGCAAGATGTAAAAGTTAGTTCCACAATTGAAAACCTGGCTCTAATTACAGCAGGTACATCTACTAGCATCACAGGCGAAAGAGTTGTTGCGTCTCAAACAAATGTGATGGCAAATGTTCAAAACTCTTTCGAGGGCTTGAATCTAAAGGTAAAAATTGGAGAGCGAGAGTTCGATGCCTATATGGAAGACTCTTTTCTTCCTAAAGTTCACGGGGCAACATAATGAATTTCAGAGATACATATAAAACTAATAAGAGTGCAACGCTAGAGATACGCTCAGCCCAAGACAAAGCAGTGACAGTGTCTTTTCCGGCTTTTCTAACTTCATTCGGCAACAAGTTCTCCTCTCAATGGAGCGAGGAGGTCGTATATGGTAGACAAGATCCAATCGGAACTTTTCAGTCAACAAAAAGAACTATCAATGTAGGCTTTAGTATCATCTCTTATGACTTAGCAGATGCTAAAGCTAATATGAACAGCATAAATAATTTAATTAAAATGCTATACCCTTCATATACCGACGCCGTTGGAGATAAGGACGCTAAGCTAAATGCACTGGTGATGTCCAAAGCACCTTTAGTCGAGCTTAAGCTTGCCAATCTCATTCAAGAGCAAAATGCATACGAAAACTTTTTATTGGGATGGATTGGATCATGGTCAGCAGATCCCGTTTTGGAAATGGGAATGTTTACAGACTCCAACAAGCTATATCCAAAGGTTTACAATGCGTCATTAGATTTTACTCCGCAGCATAGGGTTGATTTGGCTTTTAACAAGCCAACAACTGGAGATAAAGCAAAGTTTCCATATGATGGAGGATAAACATGTCTAGATACAATTCAAGAACTCGCGGCATCAACAAGAATGAGCAGTGGGAAAAAATACTCGAAGAAAGAGGCGTTAAAGAAATAGAGCAATATACAACGCCAAGGCTAAAGAATCCAACAGAAGAACAATTATCTCGAATTCAGACTCGTGACTATATCTGGAAAAGTGGTGATAGGCTTTGGAGGTTGTCCGCTAGAGAACTTGGAGACCCTCGTCTATGGTGGGTGCTAGCTAAACTAAACAACAAGCCCACAGAGGCATTGTTCGAAGCAGGAGATATCGTGAAGATACCATTGAACATAGGAATTGCACTTGAGGTGCTAACATGAGTGCAGAAAATGGACAAATCTCCGATGACCAGTTAGAGGATCTCATACGCATAGCTATAAAATTAGCTCCAAATGAAGAACACAGAAATATGTGGGAAGAAGCCTTGAGCATTGCGGCAGTCGGTGGTGCTGTCGGCGCTGTTGGTTTTTTATTACTTACAGTGATGACTGGAGGTACATTCGGAGTCGCGACAGGTGTTGCGATGGGATTAGTTGGCGCCGCTTCGTTGTTGGCGAAACAGTTCTTTGATTTCGACACAGAAAAATTTATGTATGGTGGAAAGTCAACATTTATTAACAAAACGTTTTATGAACTTATATCTGCATTTCTTGCATCGTCAGAAAATACGGCTGGTAAAGACTACAATACAGCGATGAATATCATTAACGCAGCTGAAGCATACATGAATAACGATAGCATGTTGTACACAGAAGATGGAACTGCCTTTATTCCATTCCAGCCTGGGACTAATTTAACAACAATAATTAAAACAATAGGGGACCATGAGGTTGGTGGTGAGCATTTCAGCTATTATATGGTGGCACTAGGGCTTGAACTTTCTAGAAAAAATAAGCAAATAGCATACGTTCAAGTGGAAGGGGACTTCGACTGGAAAAGTGCCACAGAGGGCAGTGATGTCACTGGCTTTAGAACAGGAAATGCTCAAATCCGGCCCAGTGAAGATCAGAGAAGAATGATAGCGGAAAAAGTTGTGGATGTTGTTGAGTTTGGGAATCTTAAAAATCTATCGGATAAAAATCTAATATCAACAATTGTTCAAAATGGTTACGGTTGGTCTGAATATAACGAAATGGTAGCAAAAAAAGCAACAACTTATTGGGCAGAGGTAGTGAAGAAACAGGGATCTAGATCTGTTGATCTAGGAACGAATGCTGATGAGGACAGGGAATATTACCTAGAACCATCTATAGAAGGAGACTCAGTAAAGATTTCAAATGAAGCACTGAACAAGGCTTGGAAACTCATAAGCAAAGAAGAGCAATTAGATGGAGTCTCCATCCGCATCGCTGGAAGCCCATCCGATGCAAACACCGACTTGGGCAAAGTTTTTAAAAAAACCATAAATTTTCCAACCGATATGGCTAACGATAATGCGGAAATAGAAACGTTGGCAGCATTTGATGGCTTTGTTGGAAAAAAAATATATTCTTACAACTTTAAAGTACTGACAAAATTTCGTTCTTTGCTGGAGGCTCCTCTCTGGGTAATGTTGGCAGGAGGGGTGAAAGGGGCCATCGTCTGGTCTGCTTTTCAAAATGATCTGACTCCAGCAGAATATATGAAGAATCTAGTTAAGATAACATATGTTGATACGCTTATCAAACTGTTTGAAGACGCAGCAAATGGAGATTTAGACCAAACCATTGGAGAGTATTTTCAAAAGTCAATAAACAATACAGATTATTTAGACGTCATCATACACCCTATTATAATTGATAAGGAAATAGTCAGACGAATTGAGTATTTCAAACAACTACTAATATTGACTGAAGATGGTGACTTAACGGACCAAGAGCGAGACGAAGCAGAAAAGAAAGCTCTAGATGCATTTCTCGTTGGAGATTTTGCTGAAGATGCTACGACTTTAGACAAGTCTGATATTGAGAGCAGGAGAAAATATTTTAAACAATGTGCTTTGATGTTGAACATGCCGAAACTTCATTCGATATATCAAAATAAGATAAAAGAAATTTATAAAAAAGGCATACCTTATCACGGAAGATTCATAACCTTGCAATGCAGCTCTGTTGAACAAGAAGCAATGCTGTCCAGTCTTGTATCTTCAGAGAAAGAACAGCAATTATTCGAACTAGCTCCCTACAAGGTGACAACGCTTATGCCAAAGATTCGACTCTTTAAGGTTTTCGGATCAGGAAAGACCGAGAAAGAAGTAGAGTTCATCTTTAATAGACAAGCTACCACGGATAGAGAGAAAGCGGGAGATTCGCCACAGACAAAATTTATGGAGACGAATTTCGACAAGGGAACAGGCGTTGGAGTAAAAGAGTTTTCTTTTGAGTTCAATGGAACAAACCCTGCCGAAGCTAGGAATGACATCAAAGCTAACCTTACTCTTTATTTTCAGTCCTTTTCGGACTTCATCCGATACAGAAAGGGTCACAACGATGAACTCTACAGATATGTTGACTTAGTAATACAACCAACTCCCGACAAGGATAATAAGGCAGACGGTATCTATATTAGGTCAGATAGACAATACGAGCCGCAGTTCTACAGAATTAGAGCAGAAGTTGGATACTACCTTCCAACGGAAAAGGAAGGTTTTACAAAAGATGAGATCGAAGCCATTAGGGTTTCAAACAAATCATTCTTTTTGAACATGGTCGACCATGACATTAGTTTTGGCAAAGATGGAACAGTCCAGATATCAATAAACTACAGGGCATATCTAGAGTCTTTATTGAAAAACCCTAGATTAGACGCTCTTGCTTCTCCAGAGCTAATCCTAAAGAGAGAGCAGAATGGATCAGAACTAGCAAAACAATTGCAAAAGAAAGAGTGTACATTGTGGCAACTCAAAGAGTTACAAATATCACTTGCATCTCAAGAAGAACTAATTGTTAAGCAATCACTATCCTCTATCATTAAAAGATTGCGAAAAAGAAAGGTTATTTACAACGCAAAGATTAGCGAGAGAAGTAAAAATTTCTTTCACAACCATGGTTATTTTAGAAAATGCGATTTGGAGACTACCAATATTACCCAGGCGACTGAGGATTCTGCGGACATTAGATTGGTCTTAGGCACAGAGCTACCAGAAAACTCTGAAGACTTTAACTTTCTAGATACAGAAAATAGAAATATACAGTTTTTCTATTTTGGAGACCTCTTGTATACCATACTTGATTGCGTATATTCCGAGAAAGGAATATATAGGCGAGATACTGGCTTTGAGAGAAGTTCTATCATACTAGGCTCATTTGAGTTTGAGTCATTTCAGGAAAGTGAGCTTGGAAATACATTATATAATATTGCAGATATCCCCATCTCGGTTGATTTTTTTTCGCGATGGTTTGTCGACAACGTTGTGAGTCAAAAAACTACACGTAAAACATTTCCAGTTATGATGTTTATTCGGAACCTATCGAATCACCTCATAAAACCTTCATTGTTAGAGAACTGTGTGAATAGAAATGTTGAAAGTCGTCTAAGGTTTCAGACTGCTCAAGTTTCTGCTTGGAGCCCAGGTGGTACAAACCCACTCTTAGATTCATACTCCATAGAAGGTGATAGGGGCAGAAATAATATTGCCCTAAATATTTCAAACCTTAGAACAGACAAGATATTGCCACTAAAAGGTGGACCGGAAGTTGATGCAGAGTCCAAGTTTCAAGACTTCCACAATTTTATAGTCCTTAGTGCACTTGGATCAACATTAACTTATACGGGAACAGGAAAATACTCAGAGGATATAAAAAATGGTCGGTTTCACATAAACATAGGCCAGAACTCTGGTCTAGTGAAGACTTTGTCAATAAGCAAATCAGACCAACAATATATCCGTGAAGCAAGATTTTTTCAAAATGGTATCGATGGCTTGTTACAACTATCGGCTGTATACAAAGCCACTATTGAAATGTTTGGAAATACAATGTTCTATCCCGGAATGGAATTCTTCTTCAATCCATTCGGTATCGGAGGTACTGAGCTTGGCTCTCCTACTAATAGAAAATCCGTTGCCAATAAACTTGGCTTTGGAGGGTATCATACCATCACCTCAGTAAAGTCGACCATATCTGCGGGAAAATTCTCAACGACAATTGTTGGGCAACAATACTATTCTGGTGATGGCAGTGGAAATCCAAACTTGCCCAAGAGAGATGAAGGCAATACAAGGCCAATACTCATTGGAGACTATATACCAGAAAACTCAGACGATCCCGATGCCTATCAAAATTGTAAAAACGCTATACTGGAA